CCGTTTCGCCATGGTGCCCAGCTCACCGGTAATGGACTTGCGGTGGCTGGAGGTCCAGCTGCCGGGCGGCGCGGAGCCGAGCGCGGCCCTGGCCGCGGTAACGAACCGGTTGTAGCCGGTCACCTCGGTGCCGTACTGGCCGGTGATCGCGCTGACCACGGCGGCCAGCGTGGCGGCGGCAGTCCCGGCACCGCCGGATGAGGGCACGCTGCCGGAGGTCGCGGAGGAGGTTCCCGGCGCGGTCTGCACGGTGAACTTGTGCACGCCGAGCTGGCGCAGCAGGGTCTCGACCGCGCTGATGCTGGCCTTGTCCTTTTTCTTCTGGTAGCCGAGCAGCAGGTTGTCGAGCTTGCCGATCTGGCCGAGCTTCCCGGTGTACTTCGTGATCCCCAGGGCGGTCAGCAGGGAATTGTCCTGCCCGGCGTAAACCATCTGGTTATTCGCGATATAGCCGCCCATGAGGGACTGGAGTTTCTTCTCTATGGCCGACCTGGGGGCATTCCCGGAGGCGGTCATGTCCGGCTTGAATACGTGCACGCCGAGATCGCTGAGCAGTTTCTCGGCGGATTTGATGGCAGCCTTGTTCTTTTTCTTCTGGGCGGCTGCGAGCAATCCGTCCAGGAACTCGATCTGGGACAGCTTGCTGTTGAAGCTGTTATCGCCGAGCCAGTTGAGCAGAGAATTAGCCTGCTTCGCGACGCCGATACGGTTATTGCGGATATAGCCGCCCATCAGGTTCCGCAGGACGGCGATCGCGGCCTTCTGGGCCAGGGTCGGGCCGGCCTTGGCCACGGTCCCGGACGAGGACGTGCCAGTCCCGGACGTCGTTCCCGTGGCCGCGCCTCCCCCGGCTGCGGATCCTCCTGCCGAGGACGAGCTGCTGCTGCTCGCATTGGACGGGGCCAGGCCGAGGTCAGCCCGGGTGATCCCGAAGCCGCCCGCGTCGCCGACGAAGGTCGCGCTGCCCGGGGTAGCGCTGCCGGTGACGGCTCCGGAAGCGCTGCCGAGCAGCGAGCTGACGCCCTCGTTCTGCAGGATCGCCAGGATGATCTGCTGCAGCCACGGGATCCACGGGGGCGCCTGCCCGGTGCTGTAGACGCCGGGGCCGCCGACCGGGCCGCCACCGCCGGGCTGCGGGTAGCCGTGCGTGGTCGGCGGGACCCAGAGCGGGCCGCCCAGTGCGTACCGGCCGACCATGCCGCCCAGCGCGTACCCGTGGCCATGGCCGAGCACGCCCAGGAACCCGGGGTTGCCGTAGCGCCCGACGGCGTAGTTCGTGCCCGCGTACACGTTGGCGGTCGGGTTGACCGAGACGCCGTACTCGAACGGCCCGGTGTTCCGGTAGGGCCCGGAGTAAGCGTCGAAAGTGCCCTGGATGACCTGCATCAGCCCGACGCTGGGATGACCGGCCGCCCAGTTGGAGTCCCATTTATTGACGATGGTCGGGTTGCCGCCGGATTCGGTCTGGATCTGCTTCAGGATGGTCGCGGAGTCCCCGATGGGCAGGCCGAGCTGGGCGAGCACCGAGTGCACGACGCCGGCCCACGCGCCGCTGCCGGGCCCTCCCCCGCTGGCTGCCGCCTTGGCCGCTGCCGCCGCCGCGGCCTTGATCGCGGCCCGCATGGCGGTGATCATCGAGCTGGTCATGTCGGCCTGGAAGGCCTGGTACATCCCGGAGATGTAGCCCGGGGTGAGACTGCCGGAGTTCTTCCCGACCAGGCCGCCGCTCGCGAAGCTGCCGGAGTTGATCGCATCCATCATGCCGGTGCCGTACTTGGACACCGAGCTGGCCTTCACGACGTACTCGCCCCGGGACACCATGGCGGGCACGTCGTCGGAAGTGGGCCCGGAGCCCATATTGATGTACCCGCCCGTAGCCAGGCCCCCGGCCGCGTTCCCGGAGCCGCCCGCGCCCTGGCTCTTGGCAATTGCCGAACCGCTGATGGTGTAGAGGCCCGTGCCGTCCATCGTGATCGTTATCGTCTTGTTCGAGGGAAGGTTGTCAATCGCCTTCTGCAGCGCCGGGAGAGTCTGCTGCCACAGGGTGTCGGCCTGCTGCTTAGTCAGGCCGAGGCCCTTCTCGGCGAAAGACTCGAACTCGGTCTTCGTGTCGCCGATGTTGCCGGTCAGCGCGTACAGGGACTGGGCGAGATTGATCGCGGACTGCCGGGTCTGCTGGCTGTCCGCACCGGTCTTCAGGACCGCGGTGGCGAAGTCATCGAAGACCTTCTGGCCCCCGGTGGCCTGGAAGATGGCCTCGGACATGGCCTGGTTGAGGGTCTGCCCGAGCGCGACCGACAGGTTCTTCACGTCGGTGGTCAGGTTGGACGCATCGGTGGTCAGGGTGGTGACGATCTTGTCCAGGCTGGCCATGGGGTCCCTGGTGCTGCCGACCCACTGGGCGAGCGCCCTGAACGAGTCGGCGCCCTGGTACCCGCCGCGCTGGGCCAAGGCGTACAGGACATCGGTCATGGCCTGGCTGCCCTTGGCTGCGGGCAGCATCCCGGCCAGCATGTCTTTCGTGGCCTGGGTCAGGTCTGCGGTGCCCTTGGCTCCGAGCCCGGCCGCCGAGGCCAGCAGGGTCAGCGCGTCAAGCTGGGAGTTAGCGGACTGGGCAGTCTGCAGGAAGGTCTGCCGGGCCTGCAGGCTGGCCGCGTTGAGCCCCGTTATCGAGGCAGAGGTGGTTTTCGCGGCACCGCCCTGCTGGGCGAGGGAGATGGTAACCCGGCCGCTGGAGATCCGCACGTTGTCGGCGACCTGGCCGAGCGAGGTATAAAGGCCGGTGACCTGGGTGGCGAATGTGGCGAACCCCGCCTCACCCCCGGTGACCGTGGAGAAGAACGTATTCCAGGCTGAGTTCAGGTCGGCGACTTTGGAATCCTGCTGCAGAGCGGAGAACGTCAGCGCGTTGACGGAGTTGGACAGGATGCCGCTGGAGATCGACATGGCGTTGTACCCGGCGATAAGGTTCTTGACCTTCTGTTCCATGACGGCGAAGCTGTCGCCTGCCTGAACCCCGGCCATGTTCATCAGGGCGAACGCCTGGCTGACCGACACGGCACCGATGCCGAGCTGGCCCTGGCCGCGGATCAGGTCCCCGGTGGTGCGGAAGAGGTTGGACTGCTCGTTGTTCAGCTTGACGATCTCGCCCGTGTAGGCCTGGACATCGTTGGCGTTCTGCCGGACCTGCAGGCCGATCGCGGACCAGCCGAAGAACGCGTGCACGGCATTGGTCACGGCGGAGCCGACGTCCTTGAATCCCTGGACCACGTTGTCGGTGGGGATCCGCTTGAGCGCGTTCAGGGCGTTCGACCCGAAGCTGGCGATGCCGAGTTCGAGGTTGCCGGTGCTGGCCTGGGTGGACTGGATCTGGGCGCGGAGAGTGCCGACGTCCACGCTGATGTCGTGGATGGCCTGGGTGGCATTGTCCTGGGCCAGGCCCTGGTTCAGGCTCGCGATGAGCGACTTGGCCGCGCCGCTTGCCTGGAGCATCTCGTACACGATCCCGGCCACGGCCGCGGCGCCGACGACGGCCCACGCCCATACGTTCCCGCTGGCCAGCAGGGTCATGGCGCCCCGCAGGCTGACCGCGCTCTTGGCCGCGGCGGCCTGCTCCACGGTGAGGATGCCGAGCCCCTTGGCGAACGACAGCAGCGGCGCGACGACCAGGACCTTAGTCCACAGGTACAGGCCGTGGATGAGCAGGGTGGCTTCCACGATCGGGGCCGGCAGCCGGGAGAACACGTTGATGACGTCGGCGATGCCCTGGATGAAGTCGAGCAGGAAGTGCGCGACGCCGGGGTCCTTGGACAGCAGGTTGCCCATGGCCTGCCCGACAGTGCCGAGGATGTGCGCGAGCTGGCCGAGGTAGCTGATACCGGTCTCGATCAGGCCGTTCGCGGTGTGCTGACCGACCAGGTACAGGTCGATCTGGGCGACCCACCGGGACAGCATGTCGACCACCTGCGGGCCCAGCTTGTTCAGGATCCCGGCGTTGTCGTTGACCAGGGCCAGCGCCCCGCCGTAGGCCTCGATCACCTGCGGGGCCATGGCCTTCTGGATGGCGTCCAGCTTCCCGGCCAGCGGCCCGGCGTCGGTCCCGAGCGCGGTCATGGCACTGAGCGAGGAGTTGATGTAGATGCCGAGCTGGTCGGCGGACTTGTAGAGGGCCGCGAAGGCCACGCCGAGAGCCGCGGCTGAGGTGACGGCCACGATCGCGGCCTCGATGAACGCGTCGATGGCGATGTGCACCAGGCCGATGCCGGCTACCGCGCCGCCCCACCCGAAGGTGGCCAGCCCGGCGTTGAAGTTCCCCCAGTCCCGAGTGGCCTTCACCGCGTCATTCCCGGAACCGCCGGCAGCGCCGCCGAGCGCGACCTGGGCGGCGGCGGCAGCGGCGGCAGCGGCGGCGTTCCTGGCCAGGGTGTCGTTCAGCTTCGCGGTGGCCGCGTCGACCGCGAGCACCTGGGCATTCAGCGCGGCCAGCCCGGCGATGTCCACCTGGCCGCCCAGCTTGATGTCGTCGGCCGAGGCCTTCAGCGCGGCCAGCCGGACCTCGGACGCGGCGATCGCCGCCAGCAGGGCCCGGTTGTCGGCGGACAGCTTGACCTTGGCGGCCTGCGACTGGAGCAGGGCAAGCTTGGCCTCAGCCACGTAGATCTTCGTCAGCAGCAGCGTCGGGTCAGCATCCATCTTGATGCTTTCCATCTGCTTGTCGAGATTGGCCAGCGAGGCCTCGGCCTGGGCGATCTTCAGGGCCAGGGCGGTGGCGTCGGCATCCAGCTTGAGCTTCGAGGCCTGGGCCCGCATCCCGGCCAGCTTCGCGTTCTCGGCGGCGATCTGGGCGTCCAGCGCGGTGGTGTCCGCGGTCATGACGATCTTCGCGGCCCTCTCGGTGATCGCGATCAGCTTCGCCTGCAGCGCGGCGATCTTGGCGACGGCGCCCTTGTCATCGACGTCGGCACGCATGGTCAGCAGCTGCTTGGACAGCGCGTCGATCTTGGCCTGCAGGCCGGCCACGGCCGAGGTGGCGCTGCTGGTGCTCGCCCCGACCTCGATGGTGGCCGACAGCCGGGAGATCTTCTCCAGCTGGGTGCGGATCTCGGCGTCATTCAGGTTGACACCGAGCATGTCACTCAGGCCGGCGTGCTGGATCAGGCGGCGCAGCAGGAGCAGCTGGGAGACGACCTGGCCCTGCGGCACGTTGATGTCGATCAGGTCGGCGAAGGCGACCCGGCCCTGGGAAAGGGTCTTCAGCCTCGCCTGCAGGGCGGCGATCGCCGCGGGGATGCCGGAGGTGTCAGCGCCGATCTTGATCTTGGGGTCTAGCCCGGTCAGCGCGCGGCGCACCTGGACGTCAGCCAGGCCCCTGAAGCCGGTCGTGTCGGGAGATATGACCACGAACGCATCTCCGAGCATCCTAGCCATTAGGCATCAGTGCTCGAACACCTGTAGTATATCGCTGGGTCATGTCATAGGTCCAGCGAATCCAGGCCAACCGTGAGAAAAGGGTACCTGCGGTCCATCTGGCGGGCGGGCAGCTCCAGGAAGATCGTCGGGTCGGCTGCCGCGTTGACGCCGCCGTACATGCCGTAGGCGCCGCGGACCGGGCCGTGCACGCGGATGTCAGCCTTGGTGAACCCGGGCGGCCGGGCGTTGCTGCCGTGGCCGGTGGTGGCGCTCTTGGCTGTTCCGGGGCGCACGTGCACGGCGCCCCGGGCCACGGCCGCGGCCTTCTCTGACAGCTCGCCGATCAGCTCGCCGACCGGGCCTTCCGGGGAGGTCAGCAGCCACTGGATCTCGGCGTCCGACCACACGATGCGGAATGTCACCTGAACTCCTCGTCCGGGCCGTAGCCCAGCTCGGCGTGAACCGGCGCGTCAGGATGCTCGAAGGTCATCCCCATGGCCTCCTGGTGCTCGCGGAGCGCGGCCAGGGCGATCTCCTCGGCGCTGGTGACCATGCCGATCTTCTCGTCCAGCTCGCGGATCTCCTCCTCGCTGTCGCGGCCCTCGGCGAGGATCGAGTAGGCGACGTTGCATGCCTGGCGGATGGTCAGCGCCTGGAGCCCCGGCGCGCCCGAGCGGATGAGCGTGCCGTCGACCCGCCCCGCGTGGACCGCTGTCCAGGAGAGGAGGAAGGCGGCTGCGCGGTAGGGCGCCCGGAGATCAGCTCGATCGCCTGGGAGATGACGGTCAGCAGCTCGTCGGCGTCGGCCTTGACATCGATGGCGTGCCGCTCGAAACGGGCCCAGTCGCCCGGGTCCCAGTCCTTGCAGGACGTCTCGTCGCCGTCCTTGCACGCCGCGCACTTCCCGCACGGCGGGGAGCCCTGCTCGATGCAGTCGCGGAGCATGGCGTACATGGCGGCCAGCGCGCCCGGGTCGGATGTCTGCATGTCCGAGTGGGCGGAGAACTTCAGCAGCGGCATCAAGCCGATCGCCTGGCTGATCCGGAACCGCTCTCCGGCCAGTTCCACGGTCCGCGAGGAGGTGACCACCTTGCCCTCGGCGACCGGCACCTCGGCGGGTGCCGGCAGGTCCAGCTCCTCCGCGGACTCCGCCTGGATCCTGGCCAGCTCCTGGTCCCACGGGACCGGGTTGTCGAAGTCGATGTCCAGCCCTGCGTCCTGGGACACGACTGCCTCCTCTCATGGCGTGGGAGGCAGCTCCCGCTCGCGCGGGCCGTGCCGGGGGAAAACTCCGGGTACCCGGAAGATCAGGTGCCGGGCAGGCCGTACGTCGGGTACCTGGAGATGCGCGAGGCCGCGTTCCAGGTCGACTTGAGGCTCACCGCGGTCGTGACGCCGCCGGCCAGCGCGTAGTCCGGCAGGATCGTGCCGAAGAAATACTGCGGGACCGGGGACATCTGCGCCGCGATGTTCGACGGGTAGAGGTAGAAGTTCCTCGGCAGCCCGTCCGTGGCCGCGACGTAGGTCTGCGCCGTGGCCGTGTCATAGAAGCCGGTGAAGTCACCGGAAGCGTCCGGCAGGCCGGCCACGTAGATGAGGTTGGCGTCCAGCATGGCCGTGACGTCCACCTTTGCCACGGTAAAATTTATACTCCAGTCAGAGAGGAACGCCATGGGGGCGGCTACGGGGTTGGCGCCTCCTGCACCGTCGATCCCGACGTACGCAACACCGTTGCGGCCATGAATCCGGGACAAATTAGATCACCCTTTCGAGAACATTGGAGAAGTCCCGGCTCCGGCGGCGGCCACGGGTGACTGGTTCTGTGATATTGGTTTTGACAAGGATGCTAGCTCGGGTACTCTCAATACCACAGAGCCATGAGACAGGAGCCCGGCCATGACGGAGGCCTGCAGTAAGCCCGGCTGTGCCCGGCCGGTCAAGGCAAGAGGATTGTGCGCGACCGATTACGCCTTCGCGTGGCGGCATGGCACGCTGCCGCCGAAGCCCCCGGGACCGGAAGGCTGTTCGGTCCCGGGCTGCGAAGGCGAGCACGAGGCGCTCGGCCTGTGCGTGCGGCACTACCACCGGTATTACGAGCGAGGCACGACCGATCTGACCGAGCCCTGGCGCGGCATGAGCACTGAGGCCCGGTTCCGGGCGAAGGTGAGCACTGAGCCATGTGCATGCGGCGAGTGCGACGGGTGCCTGCGCTGGCTGGCCGGGAAGAACGGGGCTGGCTACGGGGCCTTTTACGTCAACGGCACGCGGGTCCTGGCGCACCGGTTCTCTTACGAGCTGGACGTCGAGCCGATCCCGCCGCTTCACCAGGTCGATCACGTGCGCGCTCGCGGCTGTCGTCACCGGGACTGCGTGAAAACTGCGCACCTGAAGCCGGTCAGCCTGGAGGAGAACGTCCGCCGGGCTCAGGTAGGACAGCGAGAACAGAACGGGAAATGGCAGAAAGAGTTCTTCACTGCCCGCCGCGCCACGATTTTCTGGGCTAAGGCCGACCAGTCCGGGGGGCCTGATGCGCACTGGCCGTGGTCCGGGTATATCGATAAGAAAGGCAGCGCCAAGACCTGGTGGGATGGCAGCACGCACATGGCCCGGGAGATCGCGTGGATACTCGCCAACGGGGACATCCCGGACGGGAGGGTCCCTGTGCAGTCCTGCGGCCAAGGTGATTGCGTCAACCCGGCGCACATCCGGCTCGCTGACCGGCAAGCAGAACGAGCACGGCGTGCAGCTGTGGCCCGCGAGGGGAAGCGCCTGCGTGCTCAACGGCTAGCTCCGAGTCAGTAAACAGGGAGCCGGCTCCATCCGTGCGCTGACGCGGCTACGGCCACGGCTACAACAGCACCATCATAGGTCCTGATCAGGCGCGAAGTCTGCGGTAGTTTGGTAGAACCTGGATAAAATTAGGCATGGGTAACCGGAAACACGGCCTGTCAGGACACCCGCTATATCGGTGCTGGTACGGCATGCTCAGCAGGTGCGAAGATCCGCGAAACAAGCGTTATGCCGATTACGGCGGCCGGGGGATCTCTGTGTGCGACCGCTGGCACGACGTTCGGTTGTTCATTACGGACATCGAGAACTCGATAGGGCCGCGTCCGCCAGGATTGACGCTGGACCGGATTGACAACGACGGAGGCTACGGGCCAGGCAAGGTCCGCTGGGCTACTAATTCAGAGCAGCAGTTCAACTCACGCCGCAGTCTTGGAGCGCTGCCTTCGTGTGACCCGTCAGCAGGGGAGAGATGGCTCCCGGTGCCGGGATACGCGGGCTTCTACGAGGCTTCCTGCTGCGGCCGGGTGTACTCGATGCCGCGTGCGGCCACGGCCGGCGGGATCCTTCGGCCCCAGCGGAACTCGCAGGGAACTCCGGTGGTGCGCCTGAGCAAGTACGGCCGGGTGCGTACGATGACGGTAGCCAGCATCACGCGCCGGACTTTCGGGGAGCGAGCATGAGGATCCCGCTGAGAATCGACCTGCACCCGATAGCCGCCCCCCGGGAACATTCTCAAGTGATTATCACTGCAGGCGGCGGGAGCGTCTACCCGGCCGGAGGCGGCGGCGGAGGGGGCGGGAGCATCTACCCGGCCGGAGGCGGCGGCGGAGGGGGCGGGGGATCGAGCAGTTTCACCAACGGTAACGGCAGCTGGACGTGCCCGCGTGAGCATCCCGCCCGGGCCGGCTGCGCGGCGCCGCATTAGGTCAGGCGTGGACCCAGGTACGGAAGACCGTGGCGTGCACCCAGGTGTCCGGGTGGCTTCCCCAGGTGACCCCGGCGACTGAGTGGACCTGCCCGGTGATCGCCATCAGGGCCAGGACGGCAGCCGTCAGGAGGATAGCGACGGCGAGGCCGAGGAGCATGCGCCGCGGGGTGGCAGCGAGTACGCCGGTCATGGTGCCCTCCAGCGGCGTCGCCAGGGGGCGGGCTCCTGCCGCACGCACTTACCGAGGCGGCGCCAGCCTCACCGTAACCTGAGACTGCTGACCGCGCAAGACCTGTTACGGAGAGTAGTCAGGCTAGCGGCTGTGAACGCGCGAAAAACTTGCTGCGACCGGGGACACCGGTTCACCAAGGCCAACACCAGGATCGACAGCCGGGGATATCGTGTGTACCGGAAGTGCGACGTAATCCGGTCGGCCAGGTACCGTCAGGCTAGAGCGAATCGAGCCGTTGCAGCAGCCGGCGAGCGGAGTTCCTGAAAGTACGGTCCTCGATCGCGGCTCTGGCTTTAGCAGCAGCATTCTCCCGCTCTCTCTGGTGCTTGATCCACCAGCGCAGTTTCTCTGACGCCTCCCCCGGGCTGCTGAACGACGGCAGCATCGGGAATAGCTGGTCCGACTCCGGCCGCGGATCGCGCAGGAACGGCAGCCCGCACGCGGCCATCTCCACCTCCCGCGGGCCCATCGCCCAGGCCCGCCCGTCCCACTCGTCCTCGGACTCGCGCCGGTAGAAGTTGATGCCCATCTTCGCGTTCCGGTACAGCTCCGCGGTCTGGGCGTTGTCCACGCAGTCCGCGGCGCCCTGGTCCGTGCCGACGAACTTCGCCAGGTGCAGCTTGTCCTCCGGCAGCTTGCCCCAGTCGTTCCCGCCGATCAGCACGTCGATGCCGTTCAGGTCCATCGCGGAGAAGAACCCGATCCGGCTGCGGAACGCGGTCCCGATGAAGCACAGGTCACTGGCCTTCGGCGCGTATACCGGTCCGGACCGCGGGTAGTGCACGTCCGGCCGGTAGCAGTGCGGGAAGTATTCCGCGGGCGCGACCCGCCGCCACATGTCGATGTTCACCGGATCGTTCAGCAGGTTCAGGTCGGCGTAGGCGCCGCGCTTCATCTGCTCCTCGGACTGGTAGGGCTCCTCCGTGTGCAGGATGACGATCTTGTGACCGCGCGACCGGAACAGCTGGAAATGCTCGTCAGTGAGATAGAACCCGCTGATGAACAGGATGATGTCCGGCCAGAAGGTATAGCACGCGTGCGTGAGTCCCTGCATCGCCGCCAGGTACGCGTCGCGAGCGCTCATGGCGTTGCGCACGACCGGATGACCGGTCTCATCGACCTCGCCCGAGTCGATCAGGGCCATGTTATAGAAGATCAGCCGGTCGTTAAAAGATTGTAAGACGCGACCTGCACCCCGAGATCACGGAGTGCTTCCAGCCAGCCTGCATAAACGCCTAAATCATGCACGGAGAAATCCGGGCCGGGGTGGCACAACAGAACGCGCATACGAGGGCATCACCTCCCTTCACACTACCTCGAAGGAAGGCTGGCTCCCGCAGGCCGCAGCCGGCACTAAACTGGTACGACAGCCCGGCCGCGCCGTCCAGGGCAGCAGCCGGGCCTGACGCAGATCGGACCTGCGCTGTGAGCTATCTTAGCGAGCCCGAACGATGGCGCGACATACCCGGCCTTGAGGGCTGGTATCAGGCATCCACGCACGGCAATATCCGCAGCATCGGGCCGCCACCCGCACGAGGACGGCCGCGCGGGAACATGCTGACGCCCAGCCCTCGGGACAAGGCCGGTCATCTGCGCGTGACACTCAGCCTTGGCGGCAAGCGAATCAGCACCGACGTTGCGCCCCTGATCGCCCGGACCTGGATCGGGGAATGCCCGCCGGGTCATGAGGTATGCCATGGCCCGGCGGGGCCTTCCCGGAACGATCCGGACAACCTCAGCTACGGAACGCGGAAGAAGAACTCCCGGGACCGGCTCCGGGACGGTACCTGGATGGGCGGGGAAGCTAATGGACTCGCTAAGCTCACCTGGGCGGCTGTGGCCGAGATCCGCAGACGATACCCAGGTGAGACCCAGAAGGTCCTAGCCCATGAGTACGGTGTCTCCGACGCAGCTATCAGGGCGGTCGTGAAGAACCGGACGTGGGTTCAAGCAGCCTCCGGCAGATCATCGTCGTACTGATCACGTGCGTCGAGGTGTCCACATACCGCTCGGCGTAGACGGTCACGGGCCCGGTGACGTTGATGTCGATGATCACCCGGCGCACGCGGTCGCCTGGATGGATGATCCCGGCGGCTTTAAGCGCGTCAGATAGCTCCTGGGATCTGCCGTGGATCAGCTTCGGGCTGTCCGTCATCAGTCGAGCCACCGCCAGACGGTGCCGTACTCGGGGTGGCCGTGCACCTTCTCCAGGTCAGCCAGGCTCGCCCATGTCGAGTGGGACCGGAACTCGGTCAGCCAGCGGACCGCCACGGTGCCGTCGCTGAAGACGACGCCCTCGAACTGCACCTGATCCGGGGGGTTAGCTGCCCCCTGTTCCCGGTATTCCTCCGGCGGGTGCGGCCGGTACACCTGGAAGCACCGCATCGGGTCAGGCACCGAGCAGGCCCTTGGCATCGAGCCAGGTCTTCAGGTCCCGGGCGATGATCCGGTTCTCGCCGAAGTGCCGGGCCTGGGCCCAGCCGGCGGTGCCCTGCGCGAGCGCGAGATCGGCCGGGTCAGTATCCGGAGCGGGCTGCGGCGGGGCAGGAGGGACTGGCTGGGGCTGCGGGACCGGCTGCGGCGCGGGGACGGTCAGCGGGAGCGGCACGGTGACGTCGCCCTGCTCGGACAGCAGCCGCTCCAGGGTCGAGTAGGACATGTCGAAACTGCCCTGCACGCCCCAGCCGGTACCCCAGGAGTTGTCGCAGTGCAGCAGCTGGCTGGTGATGTCCTTACCGCGGCACAGGACCTCGTGGCCGCCGCGGACCGTGGCTCCCGCGGAGATCGTCACGAGGCCGCTGGAGTCCGGGGAGTCCATGGAATTGTGTGATAGGAACCCCTCGGTGATCAGCGTCTGAGTGCTCGTCCCGATCGTGTGGACAATCTCGGTTCCGAGCGGCCGGATCTCCTGGATGATCGCGCACGGGCAGCCCTTACTGCGGATGGACTTCCCGTTCCAGAGCTGCGCAGCTTTCGTTAGCAGCCGCTCCGGCCGGACTTCGCCGAGGAACCGGAGTGCGCCCTGGTAGCCGCCGCGCACATAGATATTAGCGAGAGGCTTCCGGGAGTGAATCCCCCGGTTATCGGTGACGTCGGCTGGGCGGTACTGCTTGACTGACGTCTGGTAGCCCTTGGCTTCGAGCAGGCGGACGGCCTTGTCGAGCGTCGGGCCTAGTGCCTGCCCGAAGTTCAGCTGGTTCCCGTTGCGGGTGCCGATCGTGCCTTCACCGTCGAAGAACCCGGATAGCCAGCCGCCCTCCCAGGAAGTGTCCTCCTCGTACGGAGTCATGAAGTAAGCGATCTTGTCTCCTGGCTGCAAGTTCTCCGCAGCTACCCATTGCTGCCGTCCCTTGGTGTACTGTCCCGACCGGGTAAGCGTGGCTGACCGGACAAACAGGTGATGTGCACTGACAGCAACGGATCCCTGGTCGGTGACGATCTCGTATGCGGGAGCTGGCTTCGTGCCGAGGGATACAACGTATGATGGCCGGTATTTTGCCGTCAGTCCGATGTGCTCATCGAAACCTATCAGCTGGTCACCGACTTCCAGTTTCTCTACCGGAACCCAGCGAAGGTCGTATGTTAGGACTCTTACAGACGGCACGAGACAATCGTACCAGTTGATGCCGATGCCGGCCGGGCCGTCTTCCAGGGCGTCCAGGAGGCTGTTCAGGTCGAAGGCGTGGGTGTACCCGGAGATCAGGCCCATGTTCTTGGCGGCCTGGTCCACGGAAGGCCCGGACGAGCCGTTGTCGTTGGGCGGGTAGGGGCCGTCGCCGTCCAGGGTCTCGGCCGCGGAGTAGATCTGCAGGGCCAGGGCCTCGTCCAGGGCCGGGTGCCCGGCAGGGAGCGCGGCGTAGAGCGGGGCGGTGCCGAGCGCGCCGGTCATCATGTTGCCGGTGCAGGACCCGACGTTGCCCTGGTCCAGGATCGGGATGGTGCGGACCCACAGCTGGGAGGTCAGCGCCCGGCCGGATGCGACGTGGGGGTAGAGCTTGTTGCGGGAGTCGTGGATGACCCGGCGGCCGAGCCGCTTGCCTTCCACGATGATCTCGGGGATGCGCGCATACTCGGTATACCAGGATTCAGCCATCAGGTTCCCTCTCAGCTGGTAAGAGAACCTGGCTCCCGGCCGGGCCGCAGGCGCGTTGCGATCAGTCTAGGGCAGATTGTCTCCGGCATCCGGGAATGTTTGCGTACCGGTACGTGTATCAATACAGTGTAGCTACAAAGTCCAGTTAAGCAGAGTATGGCACAGTGCAGCCCAGCGTAGTGGAGCCTCGCAGAACGTAGCCGAGCCCAGCGGAGCGGAGTCTAGCGGAGCACAGCTTAGTGGAGCACAGCACAGACAGGAGACCTTCATGCCAGCACGATCCGTCCTCACTAACGTCGACACAGCCACTGTCACCCTGACCGGGGACACGCCGCTCGTCATGGACAGCATCGAGCATTCCGACCCGATCGACCCGATCGCCCGCCAGATCAAGGAAATCACCGACAAGAAAGACCAGATGACCGACGAGGACCGGCGCCGCAAAGACCAGCTCGCCTACCTCGCCGGGCTGTACCTGACTGACGGCCGCCTCGTCATCCCCTGGGCGCTCGTCCGCCGGGCCCTGGCCACCGGAGCCTTCTACATCGGCGGCACCAGCCTGTCCGGCAAAGTCGATAAAGGCGTCTCGTGCCTGATGATCGAAGCCCCCCTGCAGTACGACGGCCCCGAACCCGGCAAGCTGTTCGAGGACGACCGATTCTGCCTGCGCAAGATGGTCAACAAGAACCCGACCGGCAAGAAAGCGATGGTCGCTACGATCCGCCCGCAGTTCCCGGAATGGACCGCGGCATTTACCGTGTCCATTTTCAACGATGTCGTCGGGTTCAGCGACTTCACGCGCGCTATCCAGGCCACCGGCAAGACCGTAGGCATCGGTAATGCCCGGAAGCTCGGCTACGGCCGGTTCAGCGTCCAGGTCACCAAGCTTTCATAGTCCAGCTCAGCGTAGCCAAGTTAAGCACTGCCCAGTCAAGCGCAGCTTAGCCAAGCCAAGTGAAGTTGAGCCGAGTCCAGCTCAGCACAGACAGAAGGGTGAATCATGAGTTATAGCAGTCTCTCAGAGCTACCCGAAACCGAACTGCAGAGCCTGTGCCAGAACACAGCTGTAGCACGCGTTCTCACTGACGCTATGCGCCTAGAGGGAGCACGAGCCCTGGGCGGGGATGTCATCATGGCTCTCGCTCGCGCGGGCCTGCGTCTGGTCAGTATCGACAGCGCTGATCCAGCCGGAGCATCAACCGCCGCTGAAGCTCGCATGAGCAAGATCACCGAAACCAGAGAGTGCGCTTGCGGTCTCAGCGTCTGGGCCAGGCTGACAAATGTAACAGGCCCGGGTGCGGGCTGGTGGCATCGCGACGAGGAAGACGGCTATACGACGCGCAAGTGCCCGGAGGGGAACCGTAAACCATCATGAGCCCCTTCGCGCCCCGCGGGGACCGTTCCCTGCGCGTTATCGTCACCGAACTGGCCGTAGCCGCGAGCTACGACGAAGTAATCACCTTCGAGCAGCTGGGAAAGGCCCTCAGCCTTGACCCGGCCAGCGACCAGGGCCGCACCCGCATCCGGCAGGCCGTCACAGCCGCCCGGCCGACCCTCCTGCGCGATCGTCGGCGCGTACTGGTCTCTGACCGCGGTGTCGGCTACCGGGTCGGTCGCCCGGGAGAGTTCGCGGGTGTCGCCGAGCAGCACCGGGACCGCGGGCAGCGCCAGATCTCCCGGGCTCTGGCCGTCATCGAGCACGCTCCGGAAGCAGACATGACCTCGGATGAGCTACGGCGTCACCGTGCTGTCGGGCTTGTCGTGCGCAACCTCAATAACCGGCTGACCGACGCTGAACAGCGGCTCGATACCCTGGAGACCCTGATGCATGAGCTGATGTACGGACCTCCCCGTCCGGTAATCCCGGGCGAGCTAGACAAGATGTAACCTAGCTAAGCCTAGCTAAGCCGAGCTGAGTAAAGCAGAATTGAGCACAGGTTAGCCCAGTAGAGCTAAGCGCAGTTCAGCAAAGCGCAGCCGAGTTGAGTGTAGTTTAGTTCAGCACAGCACAGATAACTAAATTGCGCCCACCTGCACATTTATACGGGCCCCAAAGTAAGTTACGCCTGCGTATTCTATTCTGCCGTACCGGTCTGCTGACATGGGAACGCAGAAATGGACCGCGCCACTGAGGGTAGGGTCGAACTGGATGGCGCCCGGGATCGACTCGGTTTCCCCGGTGCCGATGCCAATATAACTATCTAGTGCACGCTGAGTTTTCTCAACCGGGGCGGCGTCGGAGATGATCACCAGGATGACGAGGTTCATGTTGACCGCGCCGTCCTCGGTAATGCCGTAGGTCATGAACGGCTGCCCGGGCAGGATGACGGCGACCGGGGGGCTCACGCTGTCGCGGGCCTGGCCCTCGGCGCGCAGCC